GACCCACTCTATTTGGAGGTGTTACAGGCGTTGGTTTAGGTGCAACCCGTTTCTTTGCGGCTTCTTCTGCGGCTTTACGTTCTGCTTCCTGTCTAGCTTTTCTAGCCGCTTCTTCTGCGGCTTTACGTTCTGCTTCCTGTCTAGCTTTTCTAGCAGCCGCTTCCGCTTGAGCTGCTTTACGCGCTGCTGCATCTGCCGCTGCTTTTTCCGCTGCCTTACGTTGAGCTTCCTGCCTAGCCAAAGCATCTCTTCTAGCAGCCACTGCCTCTTCTTCAAATCGACTAGACGTTTTGGGCGTTGTGAAGCCGAAGGCAGGGGGTACAGGCGTAGGCTTAGGAGTGGATACCTTAGTAACACTTGGGCGACCTACGTGATCGTACTTTATAGGAGTCACAATAGGTGATGCAGGGGGTGGTGCAGGGGGTGGTGTTGTAGGTATGGGCGCTACAACAGAAGTAGGAGGGCCATAGCCTTGTATACCAGAGGCTTTTAGACGTGCTTGTATTTCTTCTTCGGAAGGCAGGGTGAAGTTGCTAAATGCCCCCAGACCCATACCACCAAAACCACCAAAACTACCTATCATCGCTGCACCTAGTTAGTTATCAAAACGCCTTGGAATGACGCGCCGATTTGGTTGTTGGTATTACTGGTTACAGCACGGCACTCTATATCCGTCTTTTCTGGTATAGCCAGAGGAAACTCAAAATCTATGATTAGCTCATTACTCTGCAATACATTGATGAACTTAGTCCTAAATACATTCGACCCAAAGTCTCTGGTACTAAGTTTAACGGTAGCGTAGTTATTAGCCTGCGATATAGCAGCGGTAAATATAAGGTCATCTAGGTATAACGTATGAGAAGCGGGTACGGTATAAACCGCCATCTGCGTCTGGTTACCGTCGGTGATGCTCGCATAAACAGTGCCTGTAGGTACACCAGAAGACACTCCAGTAGCTGCGATATAGACAGTACCCGCAGCAGTGCCCCCTGACCCCGCAGTAGCAACGAAAGCGCGATTAATGCGTATCCATCCTGACGCATCGCCAATCTGCACCTGTGTCTGCCCATTCATGTTTACAGTAACGCTTTGAGCGACGTAATTTTCGTCTAAACCCTCTACAGTAACGGTTTGTGCGCCTGTACCAGCGTTAGTATCTGCGGTGCTAGAGCTACTAATAAACGCCGTAAACGCTGCGGCAGGCCATACTACATCACCTCCCTGCGACCATATTGTTTCTTCAGTACCATTTATATCTGGGTTGTACCCAAACTTATACAAAGAAGAAGCCCCCACAACTTGTCCTTTAGATACTTGTAACTCATACGGTTCTTGAACTGCCATAGCGTTTCTCAGTGCTTGGTCTAACTGGTTAAAGTATATACGCAGTACGTTGTTAAACTGCTCAAACGCCTGTTGATCGTACCCTTGTGGGGGCGTCGGTAGTCTGGGGGCTACAAAATCTATATCGACAGTCATTACCGCCTACCATCGGGACGTATATCTATACGGGGTGTACCTAACTGCCAAGTCACGCCCACATCACCAGACTGCACCTTTATAGATAACTGCCTACCGCGCACACGAGTATTTATTTGTGACGTGTATACCTCAATCGGCACAGAGGCGGAACGAGTTACAGCGCCGGTACTACTCCCACCTTCTGACAACGGGTTATTGTACCCAGAACCAGATGACTGTAGAGGTAGTAACTCCATAGTAGCGTTAGGGCTATCTGCTGTAGACCCGTCGAAGGTTATATCCGGCAGCACTCGGCGTATGAATGAAAACCTATCTCCATCGTCAATATCGAATTCGGCGGACGTTATATACGCATTTATAGCTTCATTAGCCCCAGCCTCATTACTGTCTACACCTTGCTCGTGGTTAACCAACCTGTTCGTGTAAGTAGCAGCCATAGGGTATTCACGCAATCCCGAATCGAGCCACGCACTACGCCCCATAGTGCCGAAATACCAAATATCTTGTTCGTGGTTGTAAACCACATACTTATCTACAGCCGTAGAATTAGCGGAGCAGTAGAACCACCAGATCTCACCAAAACCTTCGTTTGTTGCAGCGAAAGCCTGCTGTGACTGCTCAAAGTTAAAATCATTGAACACATGCCGTTTTAGATCACATCGCAGTACGCTAACGCCACCATCGTAACGGTAGAAGGAATCTCTACCCATCCAATAAGAGACGCCATCAGAATATGCTACCGCACGGGTAGACGCTATTGAGATATTAGAGCCGAGTAACTGCGTACCCCAAACTATCGTGCCCCCAACATACTGTAATGCGTATAGGGCGGAATCAGTCCATACCAGTATTTCTTGGCGCGATTGTATAGCTGTTACGATCCCAGACCCATTAGACAGCCGTATATCACCAGCTTGATTAGTTGCAGCGGGTGTCCAGTTTAGCGCGTCTTCTTGGTCTGACCACCGAATTAGCATCGGATCTAAAGCGGTTGTACCTAACGTGTTAGTACCAAAACAGAACACAAATCGGCTCACGTCAGATACTAGGATAAAATTTTGTATAACGGGGACATTGGACGCCCCAAGTCTAGTGGAAAGATCTACCGCAGGGGTTGTCAATGCGTCAGTAGGAGACGCATCCCAGAAATATACTCTGCCCCCACGAGGGCCAAAAATTAAATCTTCGCCAAAGTTAGATTGGCTCCAGAGGCGTAAGCTATCACTAGAAATAGCTCCGTTACCCCAAGTACCTGCATTCCAAGCACCGGCACCCCAACCTACTAATGGCACAGCGAACTCCGGGCCAACATTTATTTGGTATATTGCCGTTACAGAGCCGCCACCAGTAGCGGATGATGAAGCTGCGGAAGATGCTTCGATAGTGTAGGTATTACCAGTAGAGTAGGTTATTTGGAACTCACCATTTAACGTAAGTCCTCCTACAGCAGAGGCACCGCTAAACGTAACAAAATCGCCGTTTATATACCCACCAGCCGCATCAGTCACAGTTACCGTGGTAGAGCCACTTACAGTGGTGAACGGATCTGTAAGCGATACGCCAGATGGAGTGCGTTCAGGTGTTACGTCGAAGTACGCCCCACCTTTTTCAACGTAAAACTTTAGATTGGTACCTACACCTAACAGGTTCTGGTTGTTTAACGTAACCCAACCAAATAACGATCTACAAACGCCAAGAAAGGTGTTGAGGGATATAACCTGCCAACCGCCAATTTTTTCCGGTAAACCTCCGCGAAATCTGACTTTATCGCAGTCATACCAACCCTCTTCAGCCGCATAACGAGTAGTTTCACGGTTGACTCCGGGACGGAATAGCAACTTACGCAGCGGCATTATCTATACTCACCTGTACGGATCATTTCAGTTACCTCTACGGCACGGTTACCGACTTGTTTGGCCCAACGGCTGTCCATAAACTCATCAGCGGCGATGTCAAACTGCTCACGAGACATAGCTTCCAGAGCGTTAACAAACCCACGCAGCCGCGTAATACCTAGATTGAAACACATATCGACCATCGCGTCTCGTCTAGCTTGGTTTAGCCCACCGTACCAATAATACGCATCCTGCAACTCTTGGTGGCAACGCTCTAAGTCGTTACTTAATAAGTAATCAATCTCATCCGGCGACAAACCCAGCCCAGACTCGGATATATTTCGGCCTACGCCTATGGTTTCAAAGCCCTGAGTACATTTGTAAACATGGGATTTGACGCCTTCATGGCGCTTAACCATTTCAATTAGCTCGCCCATTACTTCTCCCGTGCGACAGAGTTAACCTTTTCGTAGGAGCGCATAGCGCCCAAGCCCAACATCCCCATCATAACGGGCACAAGCAGCGTTGTATCTACTTCTGGCACTGCGAACCAAATACCAAGGATGTTGGCAATTATGGTGTTGTACAGCAGGCCAAGAGCGCATATCCAGCCGATGCAAGGTCTCCACCCAGCAACAAATAACGACTTATGTGCAGCTTCCATTTTGTTGATTTCAAGCTGGCCCTTTAGCGCCTCGTGAGCGTGTTTCTCGGACATCGTGGCAATCTCATGAGCCAAGGCGTTCTTTTGATCCTTGTCCTCTATGAACTTGTCCAACAGCCCTGTAACTGGCCCTACTAACGATGCGACGATACTCATAATATATTATTTCCTAATCACGCTGTTAACCACGCCAGCAGAACAGCCAAAGTCAAGGGAAGAAGGATAATCAGAACCGCTAGAACCGCCCCTATCTCTCTGACATCTTTCCAAAACTTCTTCTTGGCAGCAGCCTTTCTTGCTAGCTCGGTTTGTTTAGCTTTTCGAGCTTCAGCCATAGCGGTCATCGCTTCTTGGTACAGATCCCCGTTCCCGGAGACGGTGAACATGTCCTTGATCTCACGCATGGTCTCTTGGATCTGTTTCTTTGCTAAAGCGGCTTTTACAGCATCAGCTTCTGATAGCTTACCCTCATTCTGGGCACGTTGAAGCTCAACTTCGGCACCGCCGAGAGTCGATAAGAAACTGGAAATACTGGAGATGTCGTTGGTGGTCTCAGCGACCTGTTTTATCGCACTGGTAGCAGCGTTTACGCCAGCCACGATAGCCGCGATTTCACCAATCATGGTTAGGCCATAAACTGCGGTAAAGCTACTGCAACAACCACCGTGACATATACGCCCCAAATCATTAGCTCAAGGCGATCAAACCGCTTACTCCCGTCTTGGAGGCGCTGCTCAATGCCTTGGTAGCGTATAGCGCACTCTTTCTCATGCGCTTCAATCTTTGCTATAGCTTTTTCAGTGGGTGTCACTTGTCTTTAGCCTTACCTATGTTGATGGCAAGCAAATCAATGAAGCTATACAGCTTTGCGATCCACTCATCATCTTTGGGTGTCGGGGTGCTTGCAGCAATCAACGATGCGATAGTGACAATCGTTGTAACCGTATTGATTATTGTAAGTAAATCCATGACTACTTAGCTCCTTTCTTCTTAGACTGAGATATCTACCCTTTGTGTTGGAGCAAGTGCTGTAGCCTCAATCTTGTTACCTTTCTGGGTATACAAGGTAGGCATTACTGTCTCCACCATCTCTTTCACGGGTTCGCCTTCTGCGCCTGTACGCAGACGCTCTTGCTTTTCAACAGCGATCTGCTTCCAACTTACTTGAGCAGATCCGCTTACCGAACCCACGTCCATAGTCTACTGCACCACTTCCGCTTCTGGCTCTTCGTCTTCAGCAGGTTTCACTGCATTGACGATAGCTTCGCCGTAAGCATTCAACACAACCTGACGCTCGTTAATCTGCATTTGCAGACGTGCGATTTCTTGGCGAATCTCAGCGACACGGGCAACGTGCATCTGGGTTTCAACAGTCAACTCAGACACGTTATGTTCTTCGTCGTTAATGACGATTTTTTGCTCTTCGCTCATTACCAAGGTACTCCATCAGCAGTTGTTGGCGTGATTTGCCCGTCAATATTGGCTTGCAAAGACGTTTGAATCGCATCTTTATCAACGCCACCAGCCCAGCACCAACCAAGTACATCTGCCTCGGTCAAATCCGCATACGGAATGTAATCAGAAGCCGAAGGATCAGGCGTGAAGCCTTCTGTGCCATAGCTTGTCGCGGTGTAGGTCACAGCGTCATCACCAGAGCCTTGTGTCTGGGAAGCATTGCATCGCCAGTGCGCGACGATTACAGCGCCATTCATGTCTTCGGGCAAAAGGTCTCGTTCAAGGGTCGATATGACCCATTCAAAAGTAGCTGACATTAGCTATTCTCCAGTTGTTGTACGCGAGCGCGTAGTGATTGAATTTCTTTGACAAGCATTGGAACTAACTTTGAGTAGTCCACAGCCATCATTTCGTCTGAGTCAGCGTCTCCAGTGACTGCTTCTGGAGCAACAGTTTGCAACTCTTGAGCAATCATGCCGTAGTCTTGATGTGAGCCATCAGCAATCCAATCAAACTTGCGTACTTGTATAGCGTCTACTTTGCTACCAGCGTCATCAGCGTCTGCAATGTTTTCTTTAAGGCGTTGGTCTGATGATTCGTTGTAGGATGTAGTTGAGCCGTTTGTAAAAATTGAACCAACTGCACCGTTTGCATTTCTAAAAACAACATGGCCTTCCGACCCTGTGCCTGTTCTTCT